TCCTTAGGGTATCCATCATTTGGGGTTTTTTTTTAAAATGTTCTTTATTAAATTCTTCTAATGGAGTTCTTGCTCCATTCGGTTCAACAAAACCTTTAAATTTACCATTATGTAGTAATACTGTAAAACCAATATTAGCAAATACTTCTGTCATTTCTTCATGTGAACTTACTTTATTTTCAGCTGGAGCGAAAATAATTTTTCTTTCATCCAAGTCAATATACCTTTTGGAACTCTCTAATATTTCCTTCACATATTCTACAGGCATAGAATTGCTTTCGTGATAGATAATAGCATCATCTTTTATGCATTTGTATGCTCTTACTAAATCGTCATGGTTAGGACGAGGAAAATCTTTTTCTAAGTCAGTATCTAAGTTTTCGAACTCAGGAACTCCAAAACTTCTAATTGTATTAAATAATCCTTTAGTAACTGTGGCAGTAATATATAATATTTTATTTATGAGTTCATATTCACCATCACTTGTCATGTATTCTCGTCTGTTAAGATCTTTTAAGAAAACTTTAAGAATACCGGTTTGTTTATCTATTTCGTCAAAAGCAGGATCAAAACGAATAATAATATCCTTTCTAGGTGAATGACTTAAATGACTAAATGCTTTAAATATTTCCCTACAAGTATTAATCCTAGGTCCATTAGTACACATAACAATTACACTTGGTAAGTCATTTAAATCACATTCTTTCATATAATTAATTAATTCGGATGAGTTTGAATAATCAGCAGTTTCTTTACTAGAAACAATAACTACCTTCAAACCATCTAATTCTTCCCCTAGACGTATAGTCCACTGTTCCGTTTCTGCTAAACTATTATTTGTCAATATTATAGGGATAATACGTGTTCCGGGAATAGTATCATCATTTATTTGAAGGTATTCTATCCAGTCTTGTTGAGATTGCTTGATACTATTTATTGTTTTTTCAGTTTTACCTAGAGTAAATTGCATCAATTCCGTATTAAGCACATGCCTAATATTTTTAACGTAGTCCGACATTATTTATTATATTTTAATGGTACGTCTTTAAATAGTTTTTGGGTTGGTACCATAAAAAAACATTCAAATTTAGAATTATAATAATTTTTATTTTAAGTATGGTAATTTACTCAATACCATTATATTCATCCAAATAATCAATTAATTTTTGTTTAAGGATATTTGTTACACCCTTACCTCCTAAATTATTCTTGGTACACAACTTTTGTAATTCTCTATATTTCATTTTATCCAAATCTTCTTTGGTATAATTAGGTGGTTCAAAAACACTATAAATGATTTTGTTTGATGCATTCCATTCTTGCTTCAATGTCAGTTCAAGATCATATAGGTCAATTACAATTGGCGGATCTTCTTTTGATAGTTTTCCATCATGGTGCTTGAAACATACAAGTAGATGTGGTTGGGACTTCTTAACCTTTGTAAGTGTTGAAAGATAAAATGAACGGAAACTAGTATCCATACTTTTAGAATTTGCCACTTTGCACTCTAGATAATATTTACAAATACAATTCTCTAAATCGGGATAACCAGCTGCTTGGCCTAGACCAGAAAGTTTTCCATTTGAAGATTCTTTCAATACATTCTCCATATCATTCCCACATTCATTATACCTCTTTCTTGGTTTACCATCATTACCAATGAATACATTTTCATTTACATCGGTTTGATGATTCCTTGCTAAAACCGCATTGATTTTAGCTTCATCGATTTGTTCTTGTGTTGCCGGCACCACCTCGTATCCCGTATCTTGAAATACTATATCCCTGAAAAGTTTCTTATCACCGTGTTTAGGACATCCTTTGAGCCTTTGATACTCTTCATACTCTTCTTTTGTAATTGTCACTTCTCCTGTATCAGTTTCCATTATTGTTCAGTAATGTTTCCCTTTAAATTGATAGATTGTATAAAATATCATAAATATATCTTTCAAATTTTTTGAAAAAAATGGATTTAAACCTTTGAACATATAATACTATATAACAAAATGGATCCTTGGTATTTTCTAGACCTAGAAACAACTGTAAAAGATTATGAAGATGATATAATTGAGCTTATGGAAATCGCTTCACTATATCCCGATGGTTCATGGGATTTAAAAACCGATGATTATGAAGGTGTTATTACATTCAAGGGTAAAGAATATACTGTAATTGAATATGATAATACGAGTAAAAAAATCAAATGTAGTGGCAAAGAAACAGATATATATACATTAACAGTTCAGTAAATCACTTATATTCGTAGATACCATTAGTTAACTTTCTCTTATTTTCCCTCCATTTCCGAGATGCTTCATCAAAATCAATGATGGGGTAATCATTACCAATCATCTTTCCTGAACGCAGGATCATATTTTTTGTTTTGATATTGATTGTAAATATATATCAAATTTTATTTAGAAACTGTTGTCCATCTTTCCAGTAATTCATCTAATAAATCCTGTTTATCTTTTTTTAATGGATTCAACTTATTTTTGGGTCTATTTCTTCTTTTTGTAAAAAGTTCAATCGGATAATTTAAGATTTGATACATTAATCTATAAAATGTAATATCCATTTCATTACATTCTTTCATATCGTAATAACTATTTCTAGATTTAACAAGAAATAAAAACTTTAAATTTTTTACAAAGTTTTCTTCTTCTTGTGTATCATGATCTAAAAAGTTATCATAACTTTTAAAGATATTCAATATTCTATTATTTAATTCTGAATCATCTTTACTTAACAATTCAAATATAAACCTTATTGTATATAAACATAAAAAATCTAAATTCATAGATGTTGTATTGATAAACACACGTTTATTAATATTAATTTCATCTGATATTCCTAATATATTTCTTATACTGAGTTCACCACTTTCAGGTAATTGTATATATTTTTCAGTAAAGCATTGATTACAAATCAAACCATCGCCTTCGTCACCGATGTTCAGTCTATTTTTCCAATAGAATAAATAGTGGCTTGTTTCACTTGTAGTAGCGATTTCCCTTTCATCAGCAATACAATTACAACCATCGCAATGAAATATGTAAGGGTTATTCTTATACTGATCCATGTTTAATATTTCTTGCATATATTCAGAATCAGGTTCATCACTGAAATATTCAAAAATCTTTTGAATAAAAACGTCTTTTTCTTTCATATTTTTTTTTAATTCTGCTATTTCACAATCTTTTTCACACCTTACATTATCTAATTCTTCATTCATTTCATTTATAATTCGCACAGTTGTTGGTAGTTCATTATAGTAATCAGAAACCATAGGTTCAACCATTTTTGTAAATACTATTATATAGTGGTGATATAATTTTAAGTAATTACTTAAAATTTGATGTTAATATAAAATTTGATATATTATACCAATATAGTAATAAAACGAAAGTTTATTTAAAATGATTACGGAAGACTTTGATGTCTTTGTAAAACGCTATAAACAGAAAACAAACGCGACTGTAAAAAAATTAATACCTAATGATCAGACTTTAACTATAACCCCTATATCTGCAGATATAAAAAACAAAGCAAATATAGATTATCAAGAACAAATAGATCGTGTTTTGAGTGGTTTACCCCTTGTATGGGATGATTCTCAATATAATAAATCAAGGAAAGGCGATCTTTTTGGATTCTGGATGTATAAGAAAAAAATTGTGATACACGAAATTATTAATGTATCAAAACCACATGAAAGACTTCCATCTTGGTCAACAAATGTAGGTCATGGAAATAGAAACGTTGTAGAACTATCTACAGATAGTGTGATTATACCTTGGGAAGTATGGATAAATAAAATTGATGGTGCTAAAAGATGCATGGGGACTGCACCAGTTAAGAAAAATCTAGATAAAATTCTTAAATATTGTCATAATAAAGTAACAAGCGTGAATTTAAAATATAAATAAATTATCTATTCTTCTTCTTACTACGTCTCCCCTTTTTTTTAGACTGGGTTCCGCCTCTCTGCTTTTTCTTTGTCTTCTTACCACCTTTTTGTTTATCCTTAAGATATCTTGTATTCATTCTTCTTCCAGAGGCATCCCTTGTAACATATGGATTCATAGAATCATGATGTTTAGATATATCGTCCATAAAATCAAACATACTCTCAATACCTTCAATATTGGTATTTTCAAAAAACTGAGCGAGTCTAAGTTTTTGTTCGGGTTTTAAGAGTTCTAATTGTTGTAAGAGCATTGTTGTAGGGGCTCTCTTTTCCATTTCTAATCTATCTTGATCATCTAAATACAAGTTCCACTTTCTTTTTGGATCATCTGGGGATAATGATTGACGATAACCTTTATCGCTAAAAAATGAAGATGGATATAATTGTCTTGAGGGTCTTAAATATGGATTTACAAGAGTTGTATTCATTAATCTTTTAGTTAACATATTTTCTGGACGATGGTTCATATCTGCACCTAAACTAAGAGCAATATCAGCAGCCCTTTGACCTCTTGTGAGAACAATATCTTCATAGCTATCTGAACTATCATCAATACCATATTTATCGACATCTTCATCTATTAATCCCAACGAGTTTAATCCCATTTTAAGTTCACCTGTCATTCTATTTTTTTGTATAATGGGTAGATTAGTTTTAAAACCGTGTTTTCCAAACAATTTAATGTATTTCGCATCCATTCTCCCATAGTAAAGAACCGGTTTATATTGTATATCTTCTAATAAATAGTTATCATTTACTATATAATGATTTAAATATCTTTCAACAGTATCTACTGGAACACTTCCATCAGTTAAGAGTTCTATAAATTTGTTAACATTTTTTAAATAAGTAGATTGAGATTTATTAGCAACAACCCTTAATAGAGGTGAAACAAAACCTCTACCGTCTCTTCTTGAATAAGATACTAAATGTCTTCCCTGAACACCTTCTAAATCTTCCATATGATTAGAAAAATATGCATCTAAACTTAGATCAAAAACTTCATGATCTATAGGCGAACCATCTCCATTCAAATTAGTTATACCAGGTATATTTTCTAAAGAATACCTATCTAATAATTTTTGAAGTTCCATTATAATATATCTTATATTTTATTTAAAAGATATCTTCAAAATATATGTAAATATGGAGGAAAGACTAGTTAATATACAAGAAAAATATAATGATAAATTGGGATATACACAAACAATATGTTGCTTTCGGGTAAAAACTTTAACGCAACTAATACCCATCTTATTACTCCTTGATTCTGTTTTCTTTTTTACGCAGACATTTTTCCGTTGGGGGGCTCCTTGTTTTTTATGGTGGAATAATATGGTAACTACTATTACATTTTTTATAGGACATATTACAAGACTAACAGGAATTCCCATATGTATTTATTCAATCAAAGAAACAAGAAAAGGAAATAAGGAAGGATCTCAGATATTATTTAATTATCTTCTTTTACTCCTGATAGTAACATTTATGGATATCTTTTTATGTATCGCAGAAGTAGATTATGTTTGCAATAGTGAATCAATTGATGATTGGAATCGGTGTAGTCATGAATGGGGAAAAGAAGAATATGAATGTTTGAATGATGGTAACAAATGTATTGTACCATTAATTTATGATAATATGGAACATGATAAAAAAATATGTGAAGAAGGAGGATGTAATTATATTAAAAAAACTGATAGAGTAACGCCGGAGTGTTGTTCAGATTCAGGGTGGAGTTATCATAATCCTTGTAAAGAAGAACCTGTAATTAGACCTACTATATTTGATACTTCTTGGTGTGAGAATTTTTCTGATTTTTATGATATAGGTGTTGGAATACTAACTAGTATTATGTTGTTCGGATTTACATATGTAGTCCATAGTTATAATATGGTAGTAGCAGAGGAATTGAAATTTATGGATAATCCTATGGATGAAACTAATGGTGAAGAATAATTATTTCTTTCTTTGAGGTGTTCTCTTTCTGTTTGTTCTCTTTCTGTTTGTTCTCTTTCTGTTTGTTCTCTTTCTGTTTGTTCTCTTTCTTTGAGGAGTCCGCTT